TCGGGTTGTACCTTCTTGAACACAGCGATTGAGTAGCCTTCTATGGGTTCAACCAGTGGTGTTTCTCCGCTCACTAACTTTCTCCTTCGCACAGGCCACAACAGTACTCAGAGACGTCGTTGCCATGTTTGCAAATGTACCACGGTCGTTTCTTAGAGCATTCTTCGCATCTTAGCTCGGTTCCGTGGATACTTGTTTGGCCGCACCGCGCTGAAACTTCTTTATAGCTCCAGCGCGTTGGTACGGTTTGTGTCATTGCTACGCCGCAGCCCATTACTCGCAGACCGTTTCGTAGATTGGGACTTCACGTGTCTCAGTGCCGACTTTCACGCGGGTGCATTTGGTCGACGAAAAGGATATCCAGAATCGTAGCTCCTGCCCTTCTCTTGACCAATAGCAGCTAAACGACGACGTTGGCTTTATGCCGGGTCGTTCACTGGGTTCGTACCGCAGCTTACGGAAAGCGCTAAAAATGGCCAGCAATACGTGCTTGTCACCAGTCATGCTTATGTCAACGCACTTGTAATTGTCAAGCTTTGCGCTTATGAGATCGATCTTCTTAAGCGCTGTTGCCACTTCTTTAATGTGGTGTTTGTTTCTGTGGTAAAATGACGCACGTTCGGTCATTAACTCCTGCTGCGACACTAGGTCGACTTTTATGCTTTGGTGCAATACACTCATGATTTACTCCTGTGTTGGTGGCTGGGGGCCACTGTGACCCCCATTATACCACATCCGGGCGCTCCTGTCAAGTATCTGTTTACCATGCGAATCGTGCTTTTGCTATGTCTGTTGCGGTCTCCTTATTTTTAGCTTCAAAGGGGCCAGTGACTTGTGACACGAAATCGGATTGTCGTGCTTCCTTAATGTCACCTGCGTCGTGATACCGTTTTATGATAATAGCGCCCTCAACATGCTTATAGGCATACCATTCTAAGGAAGAGTGATGTCGTCTTTTACTCATTCGTCTTTCTCCGTTACGTAAATGGTTCGCGTGTATCCCGGCTTGCCATCGTGCGACAAGTAGAGATTCAGCCACGTTACGTTGGGGTCATAGGTGTTGAGCATGAATTTTATCTCCTTGCCCATCTTTGCCCAGAGTTTATCAAAATCACCAGTTTCTGGTGGATTTACTTCGTTTACCACGTCTTCGATTTTTACTCTCATTGCCCTTCCCTATAAAAACCATGCCAGTATTTCTTCGTCTGTTGGCGTCCCTTCTATTAAATAGTCGGCCACGTCTTCATCTGTTAGTGGCGGCATCCCGTTCAAGAAAACGTGCCCCCAATCCCGCGCTGAGTTACAATCTCTGGCTTCCTCAGCCAAATTGTAAGCAACGTACCACCTTGCGTCCGCTTCGTGGTCGCGTTCGTAAGGCTTCCCATCCCGGCCAATAAAGTCCACCTTCTTGGTGACTTCAGCCATTCTGGACGCCAGCATTTTGATTGCTGGCCCTGTTTCTGGTTTCTCACTCATAGAAATGCTCCTCGATAGCTTAGTTCCTTGCTGACCTTTCTGTGCAATTCTTTTACTTTGGGGTGTTCCATGCCCCGGGTCAGGTTGTAGATTATCACCAATTCTGTTTTTGTTAGTTCCTTCATTCTATGCTCACCGTTAGTTCACCAACGCCCATTTCGAGCATCACAATTTCGATGTGTTCCGGGAACTCCGGCATCAGAATGCAATAAAGGCCCGTTGGTGGCTCTTTTCTTTCTGCCACTTCCAGGCCGTGGGCTTTGCAAATTGCCCTCACTCGTTCTTCATTCAGGTCCGGGTCCCCGTTGTTGCGGGTGACGCGACACCAAAACCAATGTCTCATTATTGGCCCTCCAGTGCTTTTGCCAGTTCTTGCGCAATGTCGTCGATGAAATCGTCACTGTATTCTGTCGTCCCCATCGCTTCTTGGGCGCTCATTACTTGACGTTCGTGATAGAACTCCTCTAACATGGCCTTTATGAACCACACATCATGTGGTTCCAGTGTTAGCGTTGCGATGTCTCTGTCTTTGACTTCTAGCTTCGGCATTGGGTCGCTCCGATGTCTTTCAGGCATTGCCTCAGCGCTATTCGCTGTTGGCAGCGTTCGTTCAAGAACTGGGCCTCCAAAACGCGGCGATGGACGTTCGGGTATTTGGCTGCGAGTTTGTCAAACTCCTTTCTCTCTGTTGGTGTCATTTCATGCTCCTGTGTTTAAGAAAATGGCGGTGGGGCTGCCATCGTGCCCCCATTATAGCACATCCGGGCCTCTCTGTCAAGTACTAGTTTATCATGGGAATTGGCCGGTCCTCCGGGGGTTGTGGTGGTCCTCCTCGGTGTTGGGGACGGAACTGACCCCCTCTGGTCCCGATCGTCGGGACTCCAGCTTTCGTGAGAGCTTCCGTGGGTCTCGTTGAGGAAGGACCGGGAAGGACCGGTCCCCAGTGGTTCTATTCCGAAGCCCCCGTCGTTCGGGGCAGGTCTTCCCGGTCCCTCTGGTCCTTCTCTCTAAAAATCGAGGAAAAGAGACCGAGAGAGGAGGGGGTTTTTCGAAACACCTCCTCCCCCTCGTGGGTCTAAGAACCGATATCGGCGGTCCCGGGACCACTCGTTTGTGATTTGGGTCGGACGAACACCCGCGCCTCCGTCCTCGATTGCCGCCCCGCTGTTCTCGTGCCATTGGCAGAGTTCGCTTCTCAACTCGTTCGGGTCACGGAACATGTTCTTGGGCCTGGGAAAGTCCGCTTAGGAACCTGTTCGGGGGTCCGGGAGGGAAGGAACGTGTTCCACGCGAAGGTCAGGCAGGGTCGGGCCTTCCCTCACGGTTCCCCGGGATTCCCGCTTGATAGTGGCCGCCCGTCCTTGGGCGGCGTTGTCATGTTACCTTAGACTTCGGTCTTGCAGCCCCTCAGCGCGTTCCAAATGCCGACGCTGTGGATGTGTTCACCCAGCCTGTCGTATTCGATCGGGCTGAACTGCATCAGGTCGCCAATGGCGGTGATGTGTTCCCGTACCTCTTCGGGCATTGGCGCATTCCCGGTGATTGATAGCCCCTTCTTGTCGAGATGGACTTCTAGTCCTGCGTCTTGCAGTGTTCGTCGTGTTATGTACATGATCGTGTTCCTGTGTTGGTGGCGGGTGGCCCCGGGGCCGAATTGCCCCGGGGTTGCGGTTGCCTAGTGGCTGACCGCGTTCAGCTCCTTGCTGGCGGATTTCAGCGCCGCTACGACCTGCTTGGTCGTTGCCTCGCCGCGTTTCACGCAGCCCCGGATGATGTTGCCGCTATTCATCCGCTTGGCTCCCGGGTTGCGATCGATGTACCGCGTTGCCAGTGTGCCGGGTTCGAGCTTCTTCAGCTTCTCGGCTGCCACCATGACCGCTTCCGGGCTGCTTCCCCTGAGGGCCAAGGCGACTTCATCGCCATTGTCCATGCTCAGGTTGCCGTTCGCCGTCTGGTAGGTTTCGTATCCGCCTTTGTAGGCTCTGAGTTGCTCGGACTTGCTTCGCTTCGGTGCCTTCGCTTCGTCCGCTTCGGTCGTGGTGACCGCTTCCGCTTCGTGCTTGCTCATGGTCGTGCTCCTGTGTCGCGTCGGGGTTGCGGGTGGCGGGTTGCCAGATCGTCAGCCCCGACGACACCACCATTATAACACAGGGAGCGCCGCCTGTCAAGTGCCGCGTTGGCAACCCGTCCGACGCGGGGTTTGGGCCATTCGCCCCGCTCGGCTGCCGGGTTCCGCAGCGCAACGGCCAAGAAGGAACCGTGTATACCCATGGTCCTTTTTTTGCGCGTGGTTCCTTTTCGGGCGCGCAGCGCGGTTCCCATAGGGAGTATCCCCCCGAACGGAGGACCCGCTGTTCCGCGTTTATAGGGGTTTCGCACGGGCTGGGCTATCTCCTCTCGGCTCCCTTGCCGATTCCTTTTTTCCCGCGTACGAGGCCAAGCAACCTTATCGGGACTTGACACGAGGCTCCCGGTGTGCTATACTTTTCCTATGAGACCCAGCATTTTCCGCGACCTTCCTCCTCTTACGGTGGAAGAAGTTAACAAGCCCCTCAGCCTGGAGGAACGGGCTTTCCTGCTTAACGAAAGGATGAAGGACATTGGCCGAGCAAGAACTCGTATCGACGGAAGAATCATCGCAGCAACTAAGCGAGTTACAGTCCGCCGAACAGGAACTTAGCGCTCAGGAGCGACTTTTCTGTTATGAATACCTTATTGACTTCGATCATTGTAGGGCAGCTGGTGCTGTCAACCGTAGTCGTAATGCTGGTATTAAGTTACTCCGTAACCCGAAAATTGCCCGGTTTGTTAAGCTTCTCAGTGATGAATTGGCTGATAACAGTATTATTAGTCGCGATATGGTACAATATGAGCTTCTTCATGGCTACCTCCCGAGGGCAAGAGGTGACTTGGCAATCAACGGAGTTGACCGTGACGGTGTTGGATGGCAGGGCAAAGTCACGAATATGGCTGCTTACGGAAAAGCCCTTGACCTCATGGCCAAGCACTCTGGATTTACCGCCCCCGAAGTCGTCGCGGGTGGACTAACGATTAACATCGACCACAGAGCAATGGGAATTACCATTGAAGGAGAAGTAAAGCATGTCGGAAGAAGAGAACCAGACGAATGAAGAGCAAGTCGAAGCAGTTGAGCAGCCTTCGGGTCCCCGTAACGCCTCCAGTGAAAAAGGAGCAGATCGAATAGGCCGTAAGGCTGATCGTCGTGCGGAAAGGAAACTTCCCGTAAGTGGGTCTGAACCCACAGAAGACGATTTGGAAGAGGAGGATTCCTCTCCGGACCCAGCAGAAGACTAGTAACCTTTCTTTTAACCCGCAGGAGAACAAAATGACAGATACGATACTTGTGGTTGACCGATCTACTGGTAGCCGCATCCGAATGACTCAAGAAACATTTGATGCTCATTTGACCAGTACGCCGGACGGTAAAATATGCCGCTACTCGGCTGAAAAAGACCAAAACTGCGAGGGTGATTCCCTTGAAACGGCCAAGGAAAAGGCGGCAGCGGCCAAGAAATAATGGCCGAACCCACCATAGAAAGCGCCAACCATATGCTTAAGTTGAGTGCACATTTTAGGCGAATAGCCAATGCTCCTCTCAAAAGGCAGGATTCAAGTGATGCATGGAATGAACGCCAGAACAGATTGGCGGCATCTAGGGATTCACTCAGGTTATTGATACGGGGTACTATGGAGCTAAATCAGGCCAAAAGGAAGGCCAATGGCGCTGGACCTACCTAATGAGTGGACTGCTAGGGACTACCAATCCCCCCTCTTCCAGTATATGTTTGAGGGGGGTCTTGAACGGAAACGTGCTGCCGTGGTTTGGCATCGACGCTGCGGCAAGGATTCGTGCTGCCTCCAATTGTCGGCTGTCTCCTCCCAAATGCGTGTCGGAACCATCTGGCATATGTTGCCTACGCTTAAACAAGGCAGGAGGGTAATATGGGATGGAATAGACAGGGATGGTCGAAGGATGATCGATCAAGCGTTTCCCAGAGAAATGCGACAGGTCGAAAATCCAATCAACAACTCCGACATGCAAATTCGCATGCGGAACGGTTCAATATACCAGGTAGTGGGCAGTGACAACTATGACTCACTTGTTGGTACAAACCCGGTTGGGGTTATTTTCTCTGAATACGCAGTCGCAGACCCTAAGGCTTGGGACTATATTCGTCCGATCTTGGCAGAAAACGGCGGATGGGCATTATT